CCCTTTTAAAGATAAGTTTATTTAAAAAACTTACGCTGCACCTGGTGAACCAAACACGGCACGAGGATCAGAGAAACCAAAAGAATATCTTTCTCTTGCTTTATATCTCATGTTCCCAGTGTCAAAATCTGGATCCATTGCGGTTGATAGTGCCATTCTTTCAAAATGCTTTAAACCATTCGGTGCATCTGACTTAACAAAGAAAGCGTCAGTGTCAGTTAGATAATCGTTAATGGTGTATCCACCAGGAAGCATACCTGTGCTCTTGATAGCATTAACATCATTATCTGCTGTTCCAACTCTTAAATTAGAAGCCATTAATCTTTCTGCTACGAATTGTAGTTGTCTAGGAATGATTAATTTCATGCCTTTTAGAGCAATGATTAATCCTCTTTCATCTACAAAACCAGCAATCTTGATCAACGCATCTTCTAAAGATGTTTCGTTAAGATCGGCTGCAGTTGAAGGTTCGTTTGCGAAAGTTCCACCATTTGTCAATGGATGGTCTGTTGCACAAAGTGCGACTCCATCACCACCAGCAGTTGCTCCAGCAGTAAACGCATTGTTTAATACATTAGCTGCTTTTACTTGCTTTGTGTGTGCCATTGATCTTGCAAGTGCTCTTGTATAACGACCAGAAAGCTTGTCGTAAAGGTTATCCTCTACAGCTTCTTCAGTTATTGAGAACGCCATTGCAACTGTTTCATGGTTATACCTTGCAGTATAAGCTTCGTTTGCATCGTCAAATGCTACTGCATTTCCCTCAGCTTTTGTGGGTGCAGCACCAAATCCACTCAACATTACTTCTTCTTCAAACGCTCTGTCTGATGACTCAGTGTCAAAGATTTCACCATGTTGACCTTCATACCTATTATACTCCATACCAAAGAGGGCATTCAAGCCTGGCTCTAGTTCTTTGGCGAGTTGTGCTCTAGAAATTGCCATAATTAAGCCTCCTTATGATATAGCAGCATCAGCATCACCACTTGAAGAGGCGAATACATGATTGTTAATTTTAACGATATAGGAGATACCAGCGGCAGAATGGTCTGCATTAGACACATCATCATGAATCCCTACAATCATTAATGGATTTGAAGGATCTGAGTTTTCTGCGGTAGATATATCTATTGTCGCACTAGAAATTCCAGTAGTAGTGCTTCCACTAGTTCCTGTACCTAATTGTGCTGTTTTAAAAATATCTGCTTTCGCTGTAGCTCTGTCTGTATTTGTGCCATCCGAAGCAATAATAAATCTTTGTAACGGATTGTCATAAATAAAACATTTTATATCGTGGTCGGTATTGGCGGTTCCTGAACCTGCCCAATAGTTCTTCCATGTTAATTTACCAGTTGTAGCGTCAACATATTCGCATCCAGCAAACACGCCTAGGAGTTGTTTACCATCTCCATCAGCACTTGTTATGATTGCTGCAGTTCCACCCGTCAACTCAACTTCAACTGGGGAACCTTGATACATCGCTGAAGCATCACTCTTGATAAAATATTGGTTAGTAGCACCAGAAAGAGTATTCCCAATGGTACTAACTGGCTTTAATCCAAAACTTGAATTTGCATTTGCCATTACTTTAGCTCCTTATAAAATTACTCGGAACTGGGTTTAGACCCCTTTCCGAAGGTTACACGACTTTGCCTTTCATTATGAATAGGCATTGAGGGATGTTGTTCCCTCATCAGGTTTTCATCCACGGCTTTCATTTGGTTGCGGGTCTGCTCCCGAAAATATTCAGTTCTCTCTTCTACCGTTTCTTTAGGTATTCGTGCTAACATTAAACCGCCAACACCAATAATTCCTTTATCTTTACCCTCTTCTATCACTGGATATTTAGCATGAGCATCTTCATATTCGTCCGCTCTTACTGGCTCCCATCCTTCTCTCATCTTGGCATAAACATTTGTTTTATCATCCTCACCTCTTATGTGAGTTCTAATCCAACGATGCTCATATCCATCTGGAGCTTTTGGTGCATCCAACTTTGTTGGAGGGGCCCAAGGTTTCCTTCTTGAGCTATTTGCACGAGATTGACCTTCTCGTGAAGTTCTTTTTACTTTTTTAGTATCAGCCATGTTTTACTCCTTCACATACTTAGCATATTCTTCAAGCGGAACATTCAAGCGTTTCGCAATTGCTATTTGCGAAGGTGTCAATTTGACTGTTCTGCGTCCCTTTGGTGATGCCGTCTTAGAGGCGGTGGCTCCAGCAGAGGCGACTCTGGGGCCCGAGGATTTTCTCGTTGCTTCCTGGAATTTATGAGGAAACTCTGTTCTAATCCTGTTATCAAGTTCAGTATAATACTCTTCTGTCGTTGCGTCAAACCCCTCATCCTCAATTA